ATCTTTTTGATGTGGGGCTTGCTGTTCCTGATATTTCCCCGTCTGTTAAATCGGTGGGGATTACAGGGCAGATAACGGGAAGCCGTGCAGACCTGCTAATCGCCGATGATGTCGAGGTTCCTAATAATTCGGGAACACAGATACAACGAGATAAACTATCAGAAGCCGTAAAAGAATTTGATGCTGTCTTAAAACCAGGAGGACAGATTATCTACCTGGGGACCCCACAGAATGAGATGTCTCTTTATAATGAATTGACAAAACGTGGGTACAAAAAGATGGTATGGACAGTTACTTATCCAAAAGACCAAAAAGAACGGGAAAACTATGGGGACGAATTAGCCCCCTTTATTGCCCAGAAGTTTGATGAGAACCCTACAAGGTACAGTGGATTGCCTACTGACCCTGAAAGATTCGATGAAGACGAGATAGCAAAACGTAAACTGTCCTATGGGCGTGCAGGTTTTGCCTTACAATTCATGCTCAATACGAACCTGTCTGACGCAGAAAAGTACCCATTGAAAGTAAAAGACCTCATTGTGGCCGATTTAGACCTTAATAGCTCCTCCATGAAATGGGCATGGTGCAGTGAGCCGTCTAAAAGGTTACATGAGGTACCCTGTGTGGCACTTAAAGGTGATTACTTTTATGGGGCATTAAGCCGCTCTGAAGAGACAGAAAATTATACAGGGACAGTAATGGCAATAGACCCGTCTGGCCGAGGAAAAGATGAGTCAGCATACGCTATTGTAAAGTTCCTAAATGGTTATTTATTTCTTATGGAAGTGGGTGGATACCGTAACGGTTATGCCCCTGAAACGCTTTCCGCCTTAGCGTTGAAGGCTAAATTTTATGGGGTTAATGAGGTTGTCATTGAGTCTAACTTTGGGGATGGTATGTTCTTACAATTATTAAAACCTGTATTAAATAAGACACACCCCTGTGCTACTTCAGAAGTAAACAATAGGACACAGAAAGAACAGCGCATTATAGACACCTTAGAACCTGTTATGATGCAACACAGACTTATCATAAATACCACAGTAATTATGGAAGACTATGGTGTCTATGAGGGTAACCCAGCGTACTCATTGTTTTACCAGATGACCCGTTTATGTAACGAAAGGGGAGCATTGGCACATGATGACCGCTTAGATGCTGTGTCTATGGCAGTAGCCCATTGGAAAGAAGTTTTGGATAGGGATGCTGATACAGGCATTGAAGAACACCTTGAAGAACAATTAGAAGCATGGTCTGACCCTGATAGAGGTATTACATATATTCCTGATATGGGTAAACAACAATTATCCACAGGACACTATCACCTTAAGAACCTTGCCCCATATCGTTCATAGATTGCAATGAAGGG